ATACTCCCGATTTGATAGAATAGCAAACACTTTTTTCGCTTGGCAATACTTTTTTTTCGCCTTGGAATTCTTCCTTGGCAATACGAACATGGGAGCAAGTCCGTTTGAATCCATATCCTAGGCAATTACAAGACCAGCTAGTCCCTTCGCGAGTAACGATATATACCGTCCCCGCCTTAGATCCAGGGATCGTCCAAACAGTCTGTAGATCTGTTTTGCTAGCTACCTTATTGCTAAGCCCCAGGATATCTGCCTTAGCAATAACTCTGAACGGAAATCCAGCAATACCAGTAGAAAGGCAAAGCTGTGTATTGTCAACCCACCTTGGACTTGGCAATATCGTACCCGTATATTCAGCAAACTCAGCAATAGGGAAAGCGTAACAATGGCGCTTATCGTAAAGCTGATTCCTTACCTTTATTGTTACGCTCTCGCCTACATTCATTGCTTAGCATCCAAAAGATAGTTGATACCAATGCCAAGCATCTCAATACGAAGTGTTTCGAGCTTGGCTTTATCTGTAACATTACGATCAATGACGTTAGCGATGAAAGTCTGAAGGTATCCTATAGCAAAGCTTGGTCCACCAGAGGCTACTAATCCCTTAACCATTTTCTCTACTACGTCTTGAGTTTGTTCACGTTCTGTCATTTTTACTTCCTTTCCAACCATGCATATATGATACGCCCTATTTGATATAAAGTCAATAACTATTTTCGGCTTAACAATAAAAAAAACGACCCTATTGCTAAGGTCGCTTCTATAAGCTAGGCTATACGCTTGAACTTCTTATATAATTGCAAAGCTTCTTTCATATCGAAATTGCTATGCTTATACATGTAATCAACTTTGGCTTCCGCCTTGACAATAGCTGCCATAATTTTATATTTGTCGGAAAAGCTCGCGCCGATTAAAGCTTTTTTTAAATTGTAAAGGTCTATACTATACTCCGCCCAACGCTCCGTGGCGGGAATATCGTGATATTTCACAAAGCCTTTTTTCTTACTACTTGAGTTGTACCGACTTAACAATATCGAAAGCTTGGCCATAATAAACTCCTAAAACTTCGAAGGAACTTATTATTATACCCCGATTTGTAATAAAGTCAAGCGGTATTTTTAAGCGTAGCTATCAGCTAGAGCTGTAGCATTCTCATGGACAAGCTGTCCGTGATAGTTGTAGATTTTGTAATGGGCATCTGAAGTGTTTGCTTTTTCCATCGCCTCTTCAATTGAAAGATCTTCTTGAGTTTCTTTTCTCAAAAATCCCTTCACCCATTTATATTTTACAAGTCTGTGTTTGCCTTCTCTTGACATGTGCTTATCCTTCGAAATGTTTGCGCCAAATCTTTTTGGTTTTGTTAGTATATTTATTCAATGATCTTTGGTTCAACCAGACATTCAAACGAGGATATGTATAAGCATGCCGTAGATCTTTTGCGATAGTTGCGCTATCAGTTGGATCCGGATGTTCTAAGTGATCAGACAACCAAGGAATTTCCTTTGATCCAATAACAGGAACACCACGAGAAAGTAAGTCAGCTGCTACAATGTTAAATGTTTCGCTGAAACTAACCTGCATACCAATGTCTATTTTATCACAAATTTGTAAGAACTCTTGTTGCGGGCACCAAGTATGCATAATAAGCTGATGACCTCTATCAAAAAGATGAAAAAACATCGCCTTTAGATTATGTAGTACTGGGTCACCCTTCATTTCAATACGACCAGCATTGATATGGAAATTAAGTTTCTTACCAATTCTTTCGGCAAACTCAACAGCAGCAATCGCCTGAATCAAATGGTTCTTTAATGGACGAACAGCACCGAAACAAGCAACGTCAACTGTTTCCTTAACTTTCAACCATTCTAATTTGCTTGGACTTGGCTTCAGCAGGTTTTGGTCGTAATAATTTGGTAAATAAATCGTTTTATTTTCGTAACCAAGTGCCTTGAAATAAACATCAACTTCACGCATCATACGTGGAGCATTAATACCAATTATTACATTAGGATGCTTAATATATTCAGCTAACCAATTCATAGCCATACCTTCATTCGCCATGAAAGGCATCTCGCTATGCAAACGAACAATCCACTTAATGTTTGGATGCAACCGAGCAAGTTCGTTTAATTTAACTGGAGTAACCCATAATGCTTCGAGAATACAATGAGTTGGTTTGTAATCTGTAACCATGCGGTCGATGCAGTTCGCATCAATACAAACTCTAAGAGTCGCCGATATGTACATTTTATTAAGCATATCGACAACAAATTTTGCGGAATTATAAAGACCAGTGCTTAGACCGATCTCATTGTGCGCAACGGAATTATAATCTTCTCTGCGCTTGAGAAGAAACAATAAACGATTCATCATTTCATCCTATGAATGGGAGTGGCTCTACACGCCTATTTATTCACAAAAAATATCGAAAACTTGATTGTGATAATTTTTTGTTTGCTTTACAAACACTTGCGGGTCTTCATGATCAACACCAATAAGAATAACAAACTGCGGAATGTTAAGACCAGTCAGCTCTTCAAACATAATTGAATACGCTGTTGCTTGTAGGAAATATGAAAAGATATGGCTTTCGTCTTTTATTCTACGGGATGTTTTGAAGTCAATGATTGAAGGAATGCCATCCCATTCAGCAACACAATCTGTTCGTCCAGCAGCATTAAGCTTCAATGAATATAATGGCGCTTCTAATGCATTAACAACATCAACATGTTCATCGAGTTTTTTCTGTATCCCCTTGAACATTGACATATTAACAGGCATTGTTTTGGGCGGATATTCATCTTGATTAAGAAGATATTTCTCGGCGATTAAGTGAATCGCTGTTCCACGATTAGCAGCTTGTGTGGATATCTTATTGGCTTCTACTTCACCAACCCTTGCTCGCCATTCAAGCAATCCTGTCTTATCGAGTTTACGACCTAGGACAGTTGTAACTGAAGGCAGACGTTCACCATTTGGAGTGATATAGTATCTGCCTTTTTCTGTCGTTTCCGAATCTAATTCATGAAACGCATAATGTTGCTGTTTAAACTCTTTATTACGCTTGAATTTTAAGTTTGTCCTTAGCAATAATATATTCCTTCACCATTGCGGAACGAACGATATCTTGTTCCGTAAAATCAATAAACTCAAAAGACTTCATTTTGTTAATAATGCGCATAAAGTCAATCAGACCATTTTTCTCATGCTCTTTAGTAAAATCAGACTGGCGGAAGTCGCCACAGAATATGATCTTACAGTTTTTACCTACACGAGTAATTACTGAGTCAAGCTCATGTAATGTCATATTGGCGATTTCATCAACCACAATAATACAGTCATTAAGAGTAGTACCGCGTATGAAAGAAGTGCTGATAAAGTCGACAATACCTTTTTGCTTGAGATATTCATATGCATCACCTCTTCCAAACAGTTCTGAAAAGATAGCTAGATACGGGGCTTCGTAGACTTTGGTTTTTTCTTTGTTGTTTCCTGGGAGGAATCCCATGTCTCTTGTAGGTACAACGGATCTAACAATGACAAGCTTTTTATATCGCGAGCTGTCGGATAGTATGGATTGAAGGGATAGGTAGATTGAGAGGAAGCTTTTGCCAGTACCTGCGATTCCGTGGAGGAGTAGGTTTTTTCCGTCATGATATTTCTCAAATGTTATACGTTGATTGTCAGTGAGTGGTTCAAAGTGTTTCAGTTTAAAGTTTAGTTTAAGAACATTTTCTTCATGTTGACCATTTTGTTGGAGGATACGACGTTGTTTTCTTGTTAGTCTTTTTTCTTGCGTCATTTAAACCACTTTTTAAAATGTGTTCACAGCGCTCCCATGTACTCCTTTAGAGTTTCCATCTTTAATCTTTTTTAACAGATCACGAAAACCAGCATCTGGTTTTTGTAAGCCTCTGCCAGAATGGATAAGAGGAGCTCCATGAACAAGTTGAGATATATGTTTGTTTTCATCAAGATATACATCTAGAGCTGAGATACTCATAAAGTCCTCGAACTCTTCACCCGTCTCATTATTTATGAATTTGTAAGTCGGCATTCTCTTCACCAAAATCTTCTATGAAATCTTGCTCAATAGCCGTAAGATCTTTTGTACGCAACGCACGTTCAAAACGGCGCTCTTTACGCTTGTCCTTACGGCTACGATAGTCTTCAGTGTACTCTTCGTCAGACCAATCGTTCTTACGAAATTTACGGATCTTCTGATTGCTCATACTGGGATAAATCCTGGGAAAGCTTCGTTAACAATATCAACAGTGATGCCTTTCCATGGCAACTTCTTTTCTTTAATAGCGCAAAGCATTTTAGCATCTGCTGGAGCAACTGTTTCTAACATTTCAATAAACATTGCTTCACGCTTTACTTGCTTCAGCCCAGGATATGGACCTTCAACAAAGTACGCTAACTTACGCGCATCTTTGATCAATACGTTCTCTTGATCAACAAGATCATTTGGCTTGTATGGAGGCTCGCCTTCTGGCAACAACCATTTAATACGTGGATCAAATGCACCCTGAAGAATAGTGCGAAGAACAAAGCTGTCATTGGCTTTCAATGCTGCTATCTTTTCTTCTTTCTTCTTCAACTTGCTGACCTTCTCAAGGAATTCAGCAACACCAACTCTCATGCCCATTAAAACTCTCCGATATGTTCCATTAAATGTTTTAGTTTGTATGCGATAAAATAATTAAACATCTTATCACGACCTTTTTCTGTTTGGTTGTTATAAGATTCAATAACCTTTTCTTTAATCTCTTCAGGTATTTCGCTCAGGTCAATGAGCTGTTTGTTACGCATATAATTGCGATGCAACGTACCTTCGAGATTATCTATATTTTCTATAATGTTATCAATTTTCTTCGCAGTCATCGGCTTCTGGCGCTCGCCGACAACAAAGCAATTATCAGCAGAAAGTACGTTAGGTACACCATCTCCTGAGTCTCCTTTAAGAATATGCTCGATTAAGTAGCGTTTGGGATTGTCATGCTTAATCCACTTCTTACGAACAGGGTCATATTGCTTCACATGTGAATGAGTTTGTAATTGAATGAAGTCTTTATCGCCAGAAAGAATAAGAATATCATCGTCATTGAATGAACCGAAATTCTCGCAAAGAGTCGCAATGATGTCATCCGCCTCAGCAGATTCAATATCAATTACTTTGTAGGGGAAAAACTCTTTAAGCTCTGCGCGAATCTTATTCAATGTTTCAAAGATTGACTTCCAGTCAAGCTCTGACTTCTCTTGATTCTTTTTGCGATTGGCTTTGTAGTAGGGGAATACTTGCTTGCGCCAGTAGTTGGTATTATCACAAGCAATAACAAGCTCGCCGAATTCATCACCGAACTTTGCTTTATAAGAACGGAGAGAGTTGAGAACCATATGACGAATCATACCTTCTTCAACTTGCGCATTTGTATGGTTGCCTAATTGCATCATAAGATTAGACAACATCACCTGACTTAGATCCACGATAATCATAATGTTTAGCTTTCGCTTTTTGCTTCTTCATAAGAGGAAAAATCCATCTCTAACACCTTTGTCAAACTCATTGTTCCATCGTTGTTAGGATTGAACAGATTTTCTGACAGCTGTTGAAATGGATGTTGTATACCATAATACTTGCACATCAAAGAACGAATTGATTCGACAATCAACGCATGATCTTTAATGTTTGTATCTTCTTCATCTTCCATTGGAACGATTTGAAACCCAGCTAACTCCATATTATTGAAGAGCATAGGAACAATTGTTTCCAATGTTTCGTTAATATGATTATACTTAACCATACTAACATTTAACGCCAGTTCTTCTGGCGTAATTTCTCGAGGAATAAC